TGCTACAATCACTGAGATAGAATTTGTTACAACTGCATTTGACAAGTCAGATGGTGGTAACATCGACGTAAGAGTCAGATACAATGAGCAGGTAACTGTTGCTGGAACACCACAATTCTTAATTACTAACCAAACATCATCTTCTAGAAACATTACAGCTAACTTCTTATCTGGAAACAATACTAACGAATTGGTGTTCAGAAAGACAATTGCTGCTGCTAATGCTGCAACGAACGCAAATGACGTTCTAAAGGTTGTTGCTAATCCAGTTTCATTGAATGGTGGTACAATTAAGGATAGAGGCACAAGCACTAACGCAGAGATTACTAGTGCAGTTTCAATCGGAACTGCTGCTGGCACATTGACCGTTACTGCATAACACCTAAATATTTGAAATGATTGATACATATGAGATTCGATGAATTGAATGAAGATAACTATTTGTTATTTGCTATAAAATTTTACAACAACCCTCATGCACTTACCAAAGATGATTTTGAGGATGATCTAAAGCGGATCAAATATGTTAAGAGACTTCTCAAACGATATAAAAACACAGGGGTATTGAAAACTCATCTTATATTGAACCACCTTACAGTGCTGTTCAATGTCTTTGATGACGCAGCAACACCTCTGTTGTTTTATAATTTAGAAGAAGATTTGTGGCCTGCGGTAAAAAGTTTTCTTGTATTCTTAAGAAGAGTACCTGAATATCCTAAATCGCATGTTCATGGCATACCTGAAGACAAATACTGCATATCAGAACTAGGATCAATCTAATGGATTCCAGACTAGAAAATATAATAGAGATGGTTAGATCACTTCGTGAACAAGCAGTGATGGGTGCACCTACAAATAACGTGGGTGGTGGTCAAATTGCAGGTACAAGAGAGGCAGGAGATGATCCTCCTGTGAATACCAAGAAGAAGAAAAAATATATTTACGGTGGTAGAGGGTCAAGAAAAATGTGGTTAGGAAAAAATGGAAGATAATTCAAATGTCAATACTGCTATATTAGAAAGACTCGAACGGATTGTAGAGAGTTTACAGGATAACTCTACCAAAATGGGACAGTTGCTGGCTGTTCACGATGAAAAATTACAGAAACAAGATCGAATAGATGCAGTCTTATTTGAGAAGATTGAGTCTCTTCATAAGGATTTAGAGCGTACAACGACAGAAATAAAGAAAGGATGTGAGAGAGATATACGTTTAGTTGATCAGCGTCTACGTATGATGGAGAAGAAGATGTGGACGATTGCTGGTGCTATCGCAGTGATAAGTTTCGTAGTATCACCAATAGGTCAAAGAATTATAAGTCCGATGTTGACTCAACAACAACCTGCTGCTATAATAGAAAACAAGTAATTCCTTTATTATGGATATCATTGACTCCAAGTATATTGGATTGGTATCTTCGCGTCTTCAGAAGTTTAAACGTGTAAAGAGTGACGTTTACAACTTTCGTTGCCCGATATGTGGCGATTCACAAAAACACAAGAATAAAGCACGGGGTTATATCTATCCTCTCAAGGCAGATATGAACTTCAAGTGCCATAATTGTAGTGCGTCCTCAACATTCAGTAACTTTATTAAGACACTTGATCCAGTTCTGTATAAGCAATATATCTTTGAAAAGTTTAAGACTCGTAATACAGGTAAAGGTTCAATCTATGAGGAACCAAAGTTTGAATTTAAGAAACCTGTTTTCCGTCAGAAGTTAGATTTACCAAGAGCTTCTGAAGTTCCGATTGCAAAAGAATATCTTAAACGTAGAGGATTAGACCCTACCAAATTCTTCTTTGCTGCAAAGTTTAGAGAGTGGGTAAACACAAAAAAGTACACCTTTCATAGCATCATCAGAGATGAAAGTCGCATCATTATACCGATGTATAGTGAGGATCAAAACATAATTGGTTTCCAAGGCAGAAGTCTAGGCCCAAATAATGTTAAATATATCACTGTAATGCTTGATGATAACGCACCCAAAATCTATGGACTCGATAAAATCAATACTGAAAAACCAATTTACATCCTCGAAGGCCCTTTCGATTCAACCTTCGTGGAAAACGCGGTTGCTATGTGCGGCTCCGATATTGATATTCGGACGTTTGGTTGGAGCGATTATATTTGGGTTTTTGATAACGAACCACGTAACCGAGAGATCGTCAATCGAATCTCCAAAGTCATTGACAGAGGAGATAAGGTAGTCATCTGGCCACGTAACATCATTGAGAAAGATGTGAATGACATGATAAACTCTGGACAAAACATAACTCAAGTGTTAGAATCCAATGTATATTCTGGTCTACAAGCTAAAATTAAATTCAATAACTGGAAGAAAGTATGAGCAACGGAACTAAGGTAAAGAAAAGAAATGGTTCAATCGAACCTCTTAACCTTGAAAAGATGCACGTAATGTGTGAAGAGGCATGTAAGGGTCTTGCAGGGGTCTCTGCGAGTCAAGTAGAGATTCAGTCGGGAATACAATTCTACGACGGTATAAGCACTGCAGAGATCCAAGAGATACTCATTCGTAGTGCCTCTGATCTTATTGACTTGGAATGTCCTAACTACCAATTTGTTGCAGCAAGATTATTATTATTTTCTGTTCGTAAACAGTTATTTAAGGGGATCTATGATCTTCCTACAGTTTACGATCATGTAAAAGCAAATGCTGAGAGAAGAGTCTATGATCCTGAGATTCTTAACTTATACACAAAGGAGGAGTTTGACAAACTTCAATCTTTTATTGATCATGAACGTGATTATTATTTCACGTATGCAGGATTAAGACAGGTTGTTGACAAGTATTTGGTTCAAGACCGTAGTTCTGGAGAGTTATATGAAACTCCTCAGTTCATGTATTTGTTAATTTCCGCAACAATTTTCTCTAAATATCCAAAAGATGTTAGATTAGACTACGTTAAAAAGTATTATGACGCAATCAGTAAACACAAACTCAACATCCCGACACCAATTATGGCAGGTGTCAGAACACCTCTTCGTCAATTTGCATCTTGCGTTTTGGTTGATTCTGATGACACCCTCGATAGTATCTTTAGCAGTGATATGGCTATTGGCAAATATGTCGCACAAAGGGCTGGTATCGGTATTAACGCAGGTAGAATCAGAGGGATCAACGCTAAGATCCGTGACGGAGAGGTTCAACACACAGGTGTTGTCCCCTTCCTCAAAAAATTTGAATCAACTGTCAGATGCTGCACTCAAAACGGGATCAGAGGCGGCTCAGCTACTGTCCACTTTCCAATCTGGCATCAAGAAATTCAAGACATCATTGTTCTCAAGAACAACAAAGGAACGGAAGACAACCGAGTAAGAAAGTTAGATTACAGTATTCAACTAAGTAAGATATTCTATGAAAGATTTATCACTAATGGAGAGATAACTTTATTCTCTCCTCATGATGTACCGGGTCTTTATGAAGCATTTGGCACAGAAGATTTTGATGAATTGTATGTCAATTATGAGAACAGTGATGTTCCCATGAAGAAAGTCAAGGCACAAGAACTTATACTTGACTTGTTGAAAGAAAGAGCAGAAACTGGTAGATTATATTTAATGAACATAGATCACTGTAATTCTCATTCATCCTTCTTGGATAAAGTTGAGATGAGTAATCTATGTCAGGAGATAACACTCCCTACAAAACCTATTCAACACATTGACGATGAAAGTGGTGAAATTGCTCTCTGCATTCTTAGTGCTATTAATATCGGTAAGATACGTGATCTATCCGATCTCCAAATTCTCTGTGATCTTAGTGTTAGGAGTCTTGATGAACTTATTGATTTTCAGCAGTATCCCGTCAAGGCAGCAGAACTCGCCACAAAGGCCCGTCGTTCGCTTGGTATAGGTTATATTGGACTTGCACATTATCTTGCTAAAAACGGTGTGAAGTATGAAGATCAGAGGGCATGGGATCTGGTTCATGACCTTACTGAGGCATTCCAATACTACTTAATTAGGTCTACAGTTGAACTCGCAAAAGAAAAAGGTGCGTGTAAATACTCAGACAGAACCAAATATGGAAATGGAATTCTTCCGATTGATACATATAAACATGACGTAGATGAAATCGTTCCAAACAATCTTAAGTTTGATTGGGAAGATCTCAGAAATCAAGTAAAAGAATATGGAGTAAGGAACTCCACTCTGTCAGCACAAATGCCATCGGAGAGCAGTTCCGTAGTGTCTAATGCTACGAACGGGATTGAACCACCAAGGGGATACCTGTCAATTAAGAAGTCAAAGAAAGGGCCACTCAAGCAAATAGTACCCGGATATCAGCATCTAAAGAATAATTACACCCTCTTGTGGGATATGACATCTAATAAGGGGTATATTAACGTCGTTGCTGTTATGCAAAAGTTCTTTGACCAAGCAATTTCTGGTAATTGGTCTTATAATCCAGAACACTACCCAGATAACGAAGTTCCGGTTTCTGTTATGGCACAGGATCTTTTAACCACATACAAATATGGTTGGAAGACCAGCTATTATCAAAATACCTACGACATCAAAACAGATGAGATTGAGGAAGAAAAACCTGATCTCAATGAACTAGTTACTAGTATTCTTACGGAGGAAGAAGATTGTGAGTCTTGTAAACTTTAAGACTAACGTGGAAACAACAAAAGCAAAACCAGTCACCGAGATGACTGTATTTAATTCACAGGTTGTTGATACTACTAAACAACCAATGTTCTTTGGTGCTCCACTTGGAGTTCAAAGATATGATAATTATAAGTATCCGGTTTTTGAGAAACTCACAACTCAACAACTAGGATATTTCTGGAGACCCGAAGAGGTGTCACTCCAGAAAGATAGAAGTGATTATCAAACACTTCGTCCAGAACAGAAACACATCTTTACTTCTAACTTGAAGTATCAGGTGATGTTAGATTCTGTTCAAGGAAGAGGGCCCGGTATGGCATTTGCACCATATTGCTCACTTCCAGAGTTAGAAGGATGTATGAAGGTATGGGAGTTTATGGAGATGATCCATAGCAGATCCTACACTTACATTATCAAGAACGTTTATTCTAACCCCTCTGACATCTTCGACACTATCCTTACAGATGATCGCATACTGGAAAGGGCACAGAGTGTCACTGAGGCATACGATGACTTCATCAATGATGCACATGAATATGACTCAGGTAATTTATGGAAAGATGGACACAGAGGTTCTTATGTATCTGATTACACAAGGTATGAACTCAAAAGAAAACTCTTCCGGGCAGTTGCGAACGTCAACATTCTGGAAGGAATTAGGTTCTATGTCTCCTTCGCATGCTCGTTTGCTTTTGGCGAACTTAAGCTCATGGAAGGATCGGCAAAAATCGTGTCTCTCATCGCCAGAGACGAAAACCAACATCTAGTCATTACACAAAGTATTCTCAAAAATTGGAGAGACGGTGATGACCCAGAGATGAAAAAAATCTACAAAGAGGAGGAGCCATGGTTCCAAAAAGCATTTGAAAATGCTGTCAATCAAGAGAAATATTGGGCAGAATATTTGTTCAAGGATGGTTCTATGATTGGTCTAAACGAAAAACTACTATCACAGTACGTTGAATGGACTGCAAATAAGAGAATGAAAGCAGTTGGATTGAATCCAATTTATGACATTGCTATGAGAAACAATCCATTACCTTGGACAACACATTGGATCTCTTCAAAGGGATTACAAGTTGCACCACAAGAAACAGAAGTCGAAAGTTACGTCGTAGGAGGCATTAAACAAGATGTTAAGGAAGATTCATTCTCAGGATTCAAACTATGATGAAATAGAGGCAAGCATACAGGCTTACCTTGATTCCGCAAAACACAATGATAAACTGTTTGGAGGTAAACTAAGTGAATATGATTGGTTAGAATGTGAATGGCTAAAAGAGGGTTACTGACCCTCTTTTTTATTGACTACATAGAATTGTGATGTTATAATTAAATGACTGATAAAATTGTTGATTATGAAAACCCTTGGATTTATGAAGGTAATCCTTTTACCTCTGATGATATCGGGAACTATTATGGGTTCGTCTATCGCATCACAAATACCACCAACGGGAAGTCCTACATCGGAAGAAAATACTTCGTGCAGAAGAGAAAACCGAGAGGAGGCAAAAGAAAGGTTACGTCGGAGTCAGACTGGAAACGATACTTTGGAAGCTCTGAGGAACTTAAACAGGATATTAAATGCCTTGGTAGAGGTGCTTTCAGAAGAGAAATAATATCTTTGCATACCACACTTGGTAAAGTTAATTATGAAGAGACCAAGCAACTATTCCTTAACAATGTGTTAATGGAAGCACTTGACGACGGGACACCAAAGTACTATAATAGCAATATACTTGGTCGCTACATGCGTAAAGATTATGGAAACTTTGAATCAAACACTTCAAAAAACTAGGCTTTGGTCGTTAACAAGACTTAAAGAAGTTGAACCTGTTGCTGATAAAAATGCAATATATAAAGAGTTCGAGGAGTGGATTGAAGCAGATGATCCTGATCATGAAATCATTTCCTTAGTTTACATAGGGGAGGGAAGCGAGTATGACAAGTAGTTATGGAAGGTATGAACCTTCACGAATGCTATTACGTCAGGAGGCATTAAAGATTCTTTTGAATCAGTTTGGTGGTCAAACACAAGAAAACGGAATGCCGAAATATCAAAACTATGTTCTGTATGAATGTGCAGATAGATGGGTATCACAGGGTAGTGGTGTTGTATCTCTCACCGTCGTTGGTGCTGTTGGGGTTGTATATCTCAATAAAGATGCTATCATCGAAAAAGTTAAAACTGAGGCACTAAAGCAAATTGGTGGAGGAGCACTTGGAGGTGTTGTGGGTGGAATAGGAGGAGATGCATTGCAATCACTACCATCTCCTGATGCACCAACACAGGCTGCTCCTGATGCAGGATTCGGTATACCTAAGTTTTAAATAAAACTCTGCTATATAGATTAGATACAAAAGTCTTATGGCAGATGAAAAGAAAAAGGACGAACAAAAAGTAGAAACAAAAGAGGAAAAGAAAGGTTTCTTCAGTAAGTTGAAAGAACATGCTGAAGATAAAGAAGAACAAATGATGATCCTCTCTACTTTTGTTCGTTTAGGTATTTTGGTATGGAGTGGAGCAATATTAACATTGGCATACGTGGAGTTGCCACCGGCACTTAAAATTCCAAAGCAAGATCTGGATCCGACATTTATAGCTTCGGTTTTCACAGGAGTTTTGGCCACGTTCGGTGTCACTACGTCTAAGAGAGGAGCACAAGGTGGTGGTGCAAATGGTGGTGTAAGTAAAGGTGATATGGAGAAACTTATCGCAGCAGCATCACAGACCGCACCTGCACAAACTATACGTATTGAACAAGCACCAGTACAGATAGTTCCAAATAAAAAAGATTAATAACTTGGAGGTTTTATGAATAAGTGGATTGGTATTAGTTTAGGGACAGTCTTTGGATTGTCCCATATTGGTATGATAGGTATGCTTGCGAATAGAGAAAGCAAGTTGCCATCATTGAATATTCCTGTAGGCCCATATACATCATATGTGGCATCAGTAGATAAAGATGGATATAAGATAAGTTATAGTGCAAATGATCCAAAGGTCATGATTACCACAGAAGAGGTAAACAAGAAGGCCGGCTTTCTTGGATTGGGTAACAACAAAGTGGAAAGAGTTGTTGAATACACGATGGATGGTTCAGAACATCACGGTGGGCCAGTATCGACCCCAACAGCATGGATTGACCCGTCTGCTCAAGGACAAGGAAATCAACCAAGCGACAAAACAATCGCATGTATCAAAGCAATCGGATCAGGAGAAGGCACAGGACGTGTGGTTGGGTCTAGTGTGGGTGCTAGTGTTGCTCCTTCCCTTACTAACATTCCTTTTATTGGCTGGGTGGCTGCTGGTTGGGTAACAATGTTTGGTGGTAATCAAGGTGCAGATATCGGTGGAACTATGGCAGAGAGTATGAGTAGAGATTGCTGATGCAATTACTCGATGCATGCCATTCTCTAAAATTAGAGTGTGCACTCAGAGATCTTGGATTCGTTGATATTGGATGGAAGTGTGTAGCACATGCAGGTATATTCTATATTCAACCAGTTGGTATACCCGATAATCCAGAGGGAGATCTTCTTGGTTTTGCTCTGACTGTTCCGTATGCAAAAGACTACAATAAGGTCAAAATGTTACAAACTGCCCGTAAAGCACTTGACTATGCTCAAGGTATAGACTAGATATAGTATAGAACTAAAATTTTTTTTATGATCTTCCTATCAAACCCACAAGTTTGGCAATTAGCAGGAACTTGGTCAGATTCAGTAACTGTAAGTCCTACAGGAATGACTGATCTTCAGATGATGATTTCGATGCACGTTATAACTGTTCCCCTTGTGCTTATACTTGGTGCTTACTTTCTTTTTGAAACTGCTAAAAAGGCAAAAGTATGAAAAAACTTAAACTAAAAAGGAGACTAATGATTAACTCATTGGCCTCCTCAATCAATATTTGGTTTTTTCTTGTTATGGGTGTTTGGTTACTTACTACTAACTAATCATCGACATAGCAATTTCTAATTCCTTCGCATGCTCAAGTTCGTCTTGGGCAATTTTTTTGATTTTTTCATCTAAAGGATTCCATGCAAGATATTTGACATAAGTTTCATATGCATGTTTTTCAATCTTCATGTTGATGTCATAAGCATGAATAGGATCAACGAGATAATAAACAACCATGATCCAATAATAAAGTAGAACAAGGTGTTTGGCAAAGAACCGATCAATCCAGTACTTATTGCCCTCCCTAAGTTCCATTTCTTCGAGGTGTTCAGTTTCATTGAGTGCTTGATAAAAGTGTTCTTTCATTAAGTATACATGTTCTTCTCCACGAAGTCCAAGAGATTCACGGAAATGTAACACGCTTATAAATGCAAAGTAAGGTGCTCTAGCTATTACCTCTAATACCCAGAACCTTTGAAAGTGTCTATCCCTATAAAGGAAGTCGAGTATATAGATTGTGCTATCTAATACCCAAGTATTAAATTTTTTCATAGATATGCAAATTTAGGTAAAATAATAATTGCAAATGTAATTGTTCCTAAAATGATTGTTGCAGATTTGAATGGTAAGTCTTTCATTTGATCTCCTTAATGTATTCCAAAGAAAAAGGATGTTCGTGTAGATACGGAACATCCTCTCTTGCATTTCTTGCGGCTTCAAATGCGTCTTCTGCATATTCACCTATTTCGTGATGTTCGTTTTGTTGGTCGTGCCAACCGAGTGTGTAGTGGGACATGATGCTTTTCAACTCCAGTACGTTATTATTTATAATAACACACTAGGTAAATATACGCAGTAATGTACGGACTCACACACATTACTATATACAAATAAAACATGAACACAGTTGTTCTTGCTGCTTGCTTTCTTCCCCTTGCAATCATCTATGTTATAATGAAACTCGCAGTATGGTTATCCGCGACAAATGCTGAATCTACGTATGTTAAAAAAGAATCTCTCAAACCACACGGCCCGTATTTGGCAGATGCGTATGCAGACGTTGACGAGCAGGAAGAGGAGTATTGGAATATCTCAGAAGATTGATACCATAATATTTGAGTGGTATTCTGAGAGAGGTATGGAAGTGCCCAACTGGAAAATGAAAACTGATCCCGATTGGTGGATCGAATACCTAAGAGAATTAGATGAGCAATCCGGAAGTAGTGTGGTCAGTTAACATATTAATATTAATACTATTGATTTTTGTGTCAGTTGTGATATACTACATATTAAGATACGATGAACTTTTTCCAAATGAATAAGATAGTTTATTCATTACTCTTTACATTAACTGCATGCACTGCACCAATTACATCACCTCCAGCTGAAGCATTTGAGTTAGAGGTAGAAAGATCTCAATGGGATCGTGTATATCATGCGATTGAGTATTTGAAACAAGGTCAAGGAGAGAAAACAAAAACTCAACCGGATGATTCTGTGGATACTGCAATAGAGAAGTATATGCAGGAATATAAATAAGTTAGTATTTGCTTTATAATAGAGGATAGAAGTGGCATTAAGGAAACCCGGTGAATTATTCAGTAAGGATGGAGAACCTGAAAAGGAGTCTTCAACGGATGTTAGTGAGAATATAGATGAAATAAAACAAGAATTCACACAGTATAGTTGGAATCATAATAAGATAGAGGAACTTAGAAGACAAGTTGATAATGTTTCAAGTTCACTTAACTATGGTCTATCAGAGGTAGTTGATAAGAATCTAAATTTTTTAAATAATGAATATACAAAGTTAGTTGAAAAATTTAATGATAAGATAAAAACCCTTGATGAGCAGTTTACATCTAAGGTAAATGAACTCAAGAAATCTCATGTATCTTTAAATACTGAAGTTACAATAATTGAAAAGAGGCAGAAGAATCTTAAATTAGTAGAGGGTGGTAAGATAAATGTATTGAAGGAAGAGGTATTATCAGAGCTAGAGGGTATATTATCAGGTAACGTAACAGAAAATTTTAAAAAGTTAGAAGAGAAAGTTGATACAATCACAAAGACACAGATACAAAATCTTACAGAGAGTTATAATGAACCACCTGATGTAAACAATAGTGATGTTCTGACACCATTAAATAAGAAGTTTGTAAATCTTGATGAGTTTCAAGAACATTATAGAGTATTCTTAAATCGAATACAGAGACAACTATCAAGTCTAGGTGGCGGTGGTGCTGTATTGATTACAGATTTGGATGATGTAGAAAGATCAACTGCACAAGTCAATGGAAAGTATCTAAGATATAATTCAACAAAAGGAAAATGGGAAGGTGCAGATGCCTCTGGAGGAGGAGGTGGTGGAATATCTAATGTGGTTGAGGACACTAGCCCGCAACTGGGAGGCAACCTTGATTTAAACAATAAGAATATTACAGGCACTGGTAATATTAGTATCACTGGTAATGCAAATGTAAGCACTTTAAATGTTGTTGGTGTATCTACATTCAATGAGGATGTACAATTTAAAGGTGCATCATCTAATATGACATGGGATAGATCTGCAAGTGATTTAACCTTATTTGATAATACTCGATTAATCTTTGGTAATAATGAGGATTTTCAGATATGGCATGGAGGTGCTCACACCTTTATGAAAAATAGTGGTGGTGATTTAAGGATTCGTAGTAATACTTTGATCCTTAAAAATCAGGATGATGATGAAAAATATATTCAATGTAATAATAATTCTAGTGTACAATTATTTTTCAATAATAATCAGAAATTCGTAACCACAAATACAGGTGTTGTTATAACGGGAATCTGTACTGCAACATCATTTAGTGGTGATGGTTCAGGACTTACAGGCATAGTTGGTTCTGGATCTGGTGTTGTTATACAACATGATGGAAGTAATGTTGGAACTGCTGGAACAATTAACTTCTCAACAAACTTAGATGTATCTGCCATATCTTCTGGTATTGTAACTGTGACTGCTACTGGTGGTGGAGATGTAGTCTCTGACACAAGCCCGCAGCTGGGAGGAGACCTTGATGTAAATGGGAAAGATATTGTTTCTGCTTCCAATGGTAATATTGAATTTACACCTAATGGTACAGGTAAAGTTGTATTCAAAGGTGTAACTGGTAATGGTGGTAATGGTGCAGGACGTTTTGTTCTTAATTGTGAGCAGAACAGTCATGGAATCACAATACAAGGCCCACCTCATAGTGCAGGAGCAACGTATACTTTAACTCTTCCAAACACAGATGGTAATGCAGACCAAGTTTTAAAAACAAATGGCTCTGGTGTTTTAGATTGGGTTGATCAATCATCTGGTGGTGTATCATCACAATCAATTACATTTACAGGATCAGCTGGATCAGCACAAGTAATACAAACTTATGCTGTAGGATCTGCAGATTGTACAGAGTTTACTCTTCATGTAACATCAGGATCAAATATTCAAGCACAAAAATTATTAGTTATGGATAATGGAGCTTCAGTCAATTTCAACCAGTATGCTGTAATGTACAGTGGTAATAAACTTATAGATTTCTCTGCTGATTTAAGTGGTGGTAATGTTAGAATCAAAGCAACACCAGAAACAGGAGTTAGCGGATCAATTACAATTAAATCAATCAAGCAGGTAATTTAATGATAACCACAAACAAATCACCTCTAACTATTGAGCAAATTGAACAAGAGGATAGAGAATATGAAGAGGAGAGAATAAGAGTTGCAAATGAAGATGGACTTCGTTTCGTACCTGAAGGGGGTGGTAAAAAACATTATTCAGTGGTTTGTAATACTGCTGATGAATGGAAAAATTTACACGATGTTCTACATCAATCTAATAGTTCTGAACAATATGTTCCAGATCATCATGTAGAATGCTGTGATGATTGTAAATGTGTTCCTAATGTAGGGTCTTTTGAATTAACAGATGCTGAAGCTGAAGAATTAAAAAAACATCCTACAGTAATAAGTGTAGAGATTGATCCAGATTATTATGCTGGAACATTTAAAGGTGTTGGAATTAAACCTAGAATTACACGTACCCCAAGATATAATAGTAATGTAAAAAACTGTAGGCATCCGATTGCAAGCACCATTGTAAATGACACAACTTTTTTTCCAAGAAGTCAAGGAAATGTAACTTCAGCATTTTTAAGTAGAACGAATACTGTTTATAGACACTCAGTATTTTTAGATCCATTTATAGGAACTATTGATGGTTCATATAAAATTAAAAATGATAATCCAGAACAATTTGGTGATGGTTCTGATGTTGATATTATTGTGGGAGATGAATCAGCATGGTATGGTCATGCAGAATTTGTTAAAACTGGATCTGGAGAGCCAACAAATTTTGTTGGGGGTAATGTATTAAGAGCAGGATTTTCCACATCATCAACAACTGGAATATGCGGTGTATTAGATTTATGTTTAGATGCACCATATTATATTGATCCAGAATTTTTTGAGGCAGATCCCGGAAATAGATTAATCACAAGGTGGGATGGTACGAAGGTTCCCGTTGAATCTGTAGCAAGAAATTGGTGGAGTAATGAGAGTACATCATATAGGTCGGCAAAATATGTTGGCACGAGTAGTGGTGGATCAGCAACTACGGGAAGTGATGAGGATTTTGGAACAATTAGTATTAATAGTAGTCATACAAGAGCAAGAAGCAATGGAAGTAATACTGCTAAACATACTGCTGCAGGAAATCATGGCACTCCCTGTATGTCACAAGCATACGGAAAAACAATGGGATATGCTTACAATGCAAATAAATGGCATTTGAATATTATTTGGAATTCAGGATCACAATCAATAACAACATATTATAAATTGATGACTGTTTTTCACAAATTAAAACCAGTCAATCCAAAATATGGGACTAAAGATCCAACTTTATCTTCTAATAGTTGGGGAGCAACTAGTTATGTTTCATCAAGCGGGTTTTATTTTCATCGCAAATCAGGTAATGGTGGTGATGGAGTTACATATTCTTCCTTACCTAATATGTTGAGATACACTTGGAGATTTGGTGCAGTTGAAGCTCATGGAAGAATAGGAGGATATGATAGTACTAATCATGCTCTTGGAAAGGAAATGTTAGATGCTGGAGTTTTATTTTTCAATGCAGCAGGAAATAATAATCAAAAACAAGTAAAGGGAGATCATCCTGATTATGATAATTATGTTAGTACATCAAGCAGTGCCACATTAGCACAGGCAGAAAGTGGATCATCATGGTCTAGT